GTTTCTGCCAATCTGTAAGTTCAGGTTTAACTTGCTTACTAAGACTAGAAACATTCAACTTTAGAATTCTATTCTGTTCGTCAGGAGTATATCTCTCTAGTTGTCTAAAGAGTTGTTCATCTTTAGGTTTATCTGAAAGAAACTGAATAGCCTCCGCAGGAGTATTACGTGACCATTTTAAAGCTGTTCTGAACAACTCATTATCAGCCGGATCAATAGAAGAGATTATCTTTCTACAATAAAGACAGACTCCAATCATCTCCCCGGTAGGTAGTTTAAGGAAGCAGAAAGCGTCCGGTTGAAAACTTGACAACTCCACGCCTTTTGAATGAGGGCAGGAATCCTGATGCTTCTTTTCATTTCTCAGCAGATCGAGCATAGCCTTTCTCATTGGCTTTCGATCATCTATATATCCCATATATCTCCTAGACTCCGCTTAGCGGCAGGCTATTCATACTTACACCAATACTTCGTCTTCATCCAGTACAATAGGCTTTGGTGCCTCTTGACGGGCCTTAAGAACTAGCGCTCGTTCGTCAGGGGATCTACGTGCCAACTGAGCCTCGATTGGGTCCATAAGAGGGAACTGACCTGATTCCGCAGGACGACCTGACTTCTTTAGGAAGAACTTCTGATCACGAGGATCTGTCGAACTAATGATCTTACGGCAGTAACTACATACACCAATCCACTCGCCAGTAGGAAGCTTGAGGAAGTGGAATGCTGATTTGCCATTACGCTCGTCGCCTGTCTGACCCTGTTCGTGCTCACAGTTTCTTTGCTGAAGCTTTGCATTGCGAAGCTGATTCAACTGCTGCGCTCTCATCTGCTTACGGGCATTACGAAGATTCTCTTCTTGTCCCGGATCAACGTAGGGTTTACGAGACTCTGCAAAAGCCTCCGCTAGAACTTTCGCTTGTGCTTCTCCAGCCTTAGCATTATCTTGCTGGATCTTTGCAAACAATTGAAGTAGATCTCCGGCAGTTAGTGTAACTGTCTGATCCATATCGATTGCTTTCTTTTCATTTGCCATATTTCTTCTCCGGACTGGAATACCCCAGTTCTTTATGCTGATTTTTTGTTTCTTATTTCCCACATGGATTTAGACCAAACCCTCTCATCGCAGTATCCGAAGTATTTATTACAGTTGTCTTCGGTAAGGTGTTTACTGATTATGAGATTCTTTAGAAGGCCGCGATATCCATGTTCAATTTCATCCGTGGGTACTGCATATGCGTTGTAAGCGTATTCACTGAACTCTTGTACTTGTCCAGTCGGCAACCAACCTACATACGTGTACCCTCCTTCTGCTTTGCTATCTTCTACGTAGAAGCTTACTTCATCTAGAAAGTGGGCAGGGGCCACAACAACTTTAACTCCAGCCTTCTCAAGTCTGAGCCTGATATCGCTGAGGTTCAAAACCCTTCCACGAGGATCTCTATCGAGATAATCTTCTTCGTTCTCTCGCCTCTGGGACTTAATTGCTTCTGATGAAAAATTGGCCTCCCGCTGACGAGAGAAGTTCTCAGCAGCGGAAAGCCGGGGTGTTTTTAGACATTTTGGACAAATTAGGCTGCGTCCGTCCTTGGTCGTAGAATCCCTGTCGAAGAATGTATATCTCAACACTCGACGGCAAAGCTGGCACTCCTTACCAAGAAGGGTACGGCTAAAAGCTACTTCCGGATCTACTATATCAAATTCTTCGTACATCAGATTCCTCTCGATGTGTGATCTGTTTTAGACCTGATCTACAGCAAACTCCACAATGTTGACCGTACCACCTGCACCAGAACCGAATACAGCGGTAGGAGTGAAGACTAGCTTTGCAGCAGAAGTAACAGCAACAGCGTTTGTTAGAGTAGTAGCTGCCTTAATAGTTCCGCCAATACTGCTATCGTAGAAGCCACTAAGAGCTTGTGTGGTGCTATCCCACTGAACTAGAGCCTCGATAAGGAACTGACCAGTAACAGTAGCAGTAGTGCTAGCGTTTGATAGACCAGCCGTCGCAGCCGTGATCTTATAGGTTGCAGTAATAGCTGTACCATTGTAGATGTTCACAACTAGCGTGTTAGGGCTAGCAGTAACCGTGGTAGGATTAAGTGAAGCGTTGCCTGCAATGCGAAGTCTAAACGGTCTACCTGAATCGAAGGTAGTAGCACTGAAGTAAGGAGCCTCAGTAAAGACACTAACTTTACGGCCATAGCTCTGGCTTGAGATAGAGCTATTCTGGTTAAACTCAACCGGACTACCTGAGCCTACAAGAGTATTGACTGCATTCCCTGTAGGAACCACAAGAGTCGCTGCGGCTGTGGTACCTGAAGTATCTGTACCAATTGCGAAAAGCGTCTCGGTTGTAGCTGCTAGAGTAAGAGCATTGATCTGGTTACGGCCTGTTCCGGGTCCAAACAGTGCTGCAATTGTATCTGAATTTGCCATTTATTTTTCCTTTCGGCTAAGAGCCGTTAACTAATTGAGGCTGTATTCCCAGCCGATTCGTGTTTCTTGAATATGGTTTTGGCAAAGGGTTCGCCGTTTTCAAATCCGACTTCGACTATCCCGCCCGGTTCTACTACTAAAGCTTTGTGATCATTGAATAACTGTGTCCCAACTTCATGTATGATGCTTGAGTGACACACTACAAACCCAAGACCTTCCTTCTGAGCCAACTCAAAGCACTCTTCCAGAACTGGAACTACTCTATCCCTGAAATCATTCAGACTTTCACCACCGGGAATCAAGGTATCAGGATTGTCTAAATACGTCTGTAGTTCGTCTACATTCTCTTTACTTCTTAGTTCGCCTGAAAACTTTCCTACATCAAGTGCCCGTAGATAGTGAACTTCATTTATCGGAGCATCAAAAGACTTCTTTAGAATCTGTGAAGATTCTACTGCTCTTTTTCTATCGGATGTTACGATGAAAGATGGGTCTGCATGTCGGGTCTTAAGAAATTCAGCAGCCTCTTCTACGTCCGATCTTCCACCGGAACTTAGGGGCACATCTTTGTTTCCTCTAAAACGATTGTTTTGATTCAAATCTGTTCGGCCATGCCGAATTAAATAAAGTACGGGTACGTCCACATTAACCTACTTTATCCACAAAGGATGTACTCTATAGGAGTAGCAACAGCACTGGCTGTTATACTAAGAGCGGAGATCCCGTTTGTGGTAGTTACTTCAGAGAAGATAAGAAGTGCGCCGGGATCAAGAGTAACAACTACATTTGACGATCCAGAAGTTGGAGTCCATGTAACTGTGACTGTGTTCCCGAGTGTGGTAGAAAGATTCTTTACGTATAGAAATTGTGCAGGGGATACTGGAAGAGCAATGGTAACAGGAGAGGTACCAATAAGAACAGACTGACCGTAGTTTTCTACAGTACCAGTATAGGCGTTATTCAGAACCTTGGAAAGAGATGTACTCCCTGTAAGGTTGTCCGTGATTTTAATGTTGCCAGTTACTGATGCAGTTACAGCCATAGTTAGAACCTTCTTAAAAAGTAGGGGTTTATAGGGGAGTAATCGGAGGAGACTTTTTCGTGTATCCTTGGCCCGTTTCCATACCCGTTGCTTGTGTAAGTTCCGCGATGTGCAGAACCACAAGCGTTGCAGCATTTCAACGAGGATACAAGACCTAATATGCTTTCACGCGGCCAAGCGATCTGGCTTTTCGGATCTCACGAAACCTAGTTCGCCCCACAGAGAACAAAACAAACGGGGTAGTTACCTACCCCGCAGGTTAGTTTAGCTTGAGCTAGTGTTGCTCAAGATCTTGCGAAGACGCATCACAGATCCCGGAGGAGGAGTGATAGTGAACTTCACGTTGTAGCTAATCCAGCCGCCGATTAGACGTGCAGGGTCAGATACAGAACCACCCTCAGGAGCCATCTGGATGTTCAGAGAGTAGTTCTTCTTGTTCTTGTCCGCAGGGTTCGGTCCAAGGAAGATACTCAGAAGAGCATCATCGGCAAAGATGTACGTAGGGTAGTACAGGTTGCCAGAGATGGTAGTAGGTGTAGCAGTAGTTGTTTCCTTGAACTTGATACCAGCAAATTCAAGAGGCGCATCACGATCAACCGCCGCGAACAGCTTCTTCTGCGTATCGGGCTGACGCTTCATAATGTCCGTTAGACCATTGAATGACGCATCGTTGTAAAGGTCGTGTGTGACCAGAGGGTTGATAATACCAGCATAGGTATCTGCCTCGAAGAACCGGGCATTGATGCTCGAAAGTTGCTGAGCAATAGTACGCAGGTTCGACGCGGTGAGATAAGTTCCGGCTGCAAGAGTCTGAAGCACAGAGCTATCAATACCTGTGGTAGAATCGGCTGCTGTAGAAACAAGCAGGTTCAGCGTTAGCGCTAGACGATAGTTCATTTCCTCGGCTAGCGATGACAGAATACCCTTGTCATCTAGGGCAGTGTCCATCAGAAGATCGGACGAGTTAGTGTAGTCAGCGTACTGACCAATAACTGCCTGAATCTTGACGGCACTCTCAGGAACAGGCGAACCGACAAAACCTTCAGTCGATTGCTGCGTGTTCGCACCTAGCAAGTTGTAGGAGAAGAACTGGATAGTGTTACCACTGTGCATGGGAAGTGGCCACTGCTTCGTGCAACCCAGAAAAGGCGTAGAAGCCTTAAGGTTCGGGATCGCCTTGCGCTCGTAGTAAATTGCTAGAGCGTTGGGAAAGTTGCCTGATGCAACTGTGTTTACTGCTGGTGAATATGCCATTGTATTGCCTTAACCTGAATTTTTGCCGACCTACCGATTCGCAGCTTTTAACTGTGCTTCGGCAATTGCCCTAAGTTGCTCTAGGGGCATTTTTTGAAGGTCTAAGTCTGTAAGCGGCTTGCCATCTGGAATTACGACAGGAGTACTATTTCTTGCCGGGATTCCTAGGCTAATGCCCACTTGCTGTCCGGGAGCGGGTGCAATACGCGGGGCTGCTGGCTCGGATGGGACACTCGCGGGTGGAGTGGCCACTTGTTGAGGCTGTGGTTGTGGAGTACGAACAGGAGAGGTTGGACGTTCAAACAATCCGTTTTCAACCAACTCTTCCTTCGCTGACTCTAGATTTTCTACGGTCCAATGTCCCTTAGTAAATAGTTCGTAAATAACACCATCTACTGTGGTTGGGGCTGTGGACTTTGTTATTTTCTTATTTAGATAAATCTTTGAAACTCTTCCGATAAGATGACGCATATTAGTTTTATTTACTTCGTCATCATCAGTATTTACGTACTCAAGATAGTCTGGATTTCTCTGAATAAATTCTGTGTTTACTTCCTCAATATCTGCTTTAACAGCTTGAGCTTCTACAATTCTCTTGGCTTCAGGGGCTGAGTTCAGAGCTTCTGCAAACTGCTCTGGGTTCATTTTGAATCTCTTCAGTACCCATTCGTCAAATGCTTCGGCTACTTGTGCTGGATCGTCCGAAGTAAGTTTGTTCTTAATCGCATACACATCATCGGCTGACAACACGTTGACGGATGCTGTTTGTCTTGGAGCTACTGGAGTTCTAGGCTGCGCCTCTTCTCCACCTAGCATCTTTTCTTTCTTCAATCTACGGATAGCCTTACTAGCTTCAAGCTTTCCTTTTGCAAGGTTAGCAGCAAGCTTCTTTAGGTTATCTCCATAAAAATTCTCTGTTGGAATATTAGGCTCATCACTATCTAGTGTGGCCTTCCAACCTTTGCTAGTCTTCTCAATCGAGAGTGTTCCGCCACCAGCTAGTTCTAGAACTTCGGCTGTATCATCTTGGGTCGGAGCTACTACGGGAACTGGTACAGACTCAACAGGAACTACTGATCCCATATCGGGAAGTTGAGAATCTGGTACAGTAAAGTTAGCTGGGTGTTCTAGATCTGTTGCGATCTCTTCAAAATAATTCTGGTTTGCATTAGCTAGGGATGCTCCGCTAGCCCACTCATCATAAACATCTTTTGCAATTGCTGCTGGCATGTGTCCTCTACTCCCTTGAATCCCAAGGGCAGTTTAAGTTACTCTTCGTCTTGACTGACTCTTTGAAGTCTAATCTCGGCTAGAGTTTGTTTCGCTGCTGCTCCGTCTTGAATAACAGAGTTCACAGAATCTACTATTTGATCTAGGGTATGTACTACACTGTACCAAACTGCATGGGCTGCTAGGATAGCTTTGTCATCACCCGGATTTTGATTAGATAACTCTTCAAGTTGGTCATGCTTCATCTGCTCAAACGTATCGAGCAGGATACTCCAACCTTCAGTGTTGATAGTAAAGGCAAGAGCATTTGCGGTATTAATCCGCTCTAGGCATTGCTCTTCTATCTTTTCTAAAACTTTCTCGCTGTCTACATCAACTATTTCGTCAGACATTATGAATTTGCTCTTCCATCCACATCAAAATTATCTTCTGGAAGAATCCTAGGCTTGGTATGAGTAACAGGGTCAGACCACTTTCTACCTTGCTTAGTATGTTCTTCTGTCCAAATAATCAAACCGGGGTGATCTAAGGACTCAAAAATAAACTCTTCAGTATTTTCTACTTTAGTACAATCTGTCCAGTCACCTATATGCATACCCTTGGTATCTGGATCGAAGGCTCTAAATCTGCATTCAGTAACTTGGGGTTTAGGGGGTGATTTACACCCAGCACCAACCGCAGTCATTAGGAGGATTACTGCGGTTATTAGCTTTTTCATCAAACCCCTTATAGTTCGCTACCGAATCCTGTATTACCGGGCTGGCCTTCAATTGCTTCCGGAGTAGCCGCTGTTTCAAAGCTTCTACGGAGAACCTCATTCGCTGCTCGGGCCATGTTGTTCTGCTCTGCAAGCTCCTGAGTATTCTGAAGTTTAGCCTGTAGCATTGCTTGCTGAGTCTGGGATTGCTTCGCTGCAATGGCACCGGGTTGGTTCTGGAGAGCTTGTTGTTTCTCCTCTGGTGTCATGTCAATGACGATATCGTAATAGTCTTTCCATCCGGAGGACTGTACAATCATCTTTGATATAGCAGTTTGATTAACTTTCTTACCTTCTTGAGCTAGAGCGGCAATGATAGGTTGCTGTTCAAAGTACTGAGTCATGATAGGCAACGCTTGCGCCATTGCTCTACGATCAGATACCTTGGCTCCTGCCTGAACTTCAAAGACACACTGAGCGTCTTTGATATCCTTAACTGTACCTGTACCGGATAGGTAAGAAGATTGAAGTTCTTTATTAAGAACCTTCTCTATAATAGAAGAAGGTAGGAGGTTCTTATTAAGAATATGAACTCTATAGATGAAAGGTAAGAAGACTTGAGTACAGAACTTCTCAATGAACTCACCTATTTGGATTCCTTGTCCTGCGGTAAGTGCTCCCGCACCAGTCGCTGTCCTTGCCAAGTTAGAGTGTCCAGATGTTCCTGCACTACCTTGAGAAGTGATCTCTCCTGCTCCGGAGTTAGACTCTGCTCTGGTAGCAGAGAGGGCCAAATGCTCTCCTGCTTCAGGAACTGCCGCAGTTCTGGTGAGAGGGAGAAGATCATCTTTGTCATCTACTTCAAACACTCGTCCGGGGTGAATACGAATACTCTGTGTAGGAATACTCTTACCACGCTTGCGAGTGTACACGCCAGCTAGATTCAATGCAGTGTTATCAAGCCAAGTGTTTACAATACCTTGCTGAAGACGCTGCTCTGACCCAATGGTACGAGCTAGACCCAATCCATAGAATGCGCCGGGTACGTCCCACCAGTTGATTGAAAAGAAAGGAATTTCACCATAGGCGTTAGGCCCGTTGTAAATAACTTTCTTCTGCTGGACAACTACAATAAGCTTATCTTTATCCCAACGCTCAAGAACTTCCAAAGGCTTCTGCATAGGATCATCAGTAGCCTCCATCCAGCGAGGATTGGATCTCATATCCCAAACAGCATTCACACCAGTTTGTTCGTCTAGAGCGGGAATAGCTTCTTCAGCCGGAGGTAAGAACCAACTCATTACTTCTTGACGGCTAGGAATATTGTATCCGGGTTTATCTCGTAGTTTTTCGAGATCGTTGTAAGTCATGTACATACGGTGTATGACAAACTTACCTTCACGGATATCAGGAGTTCTTAGTGTAGGATCAACAAGAACATCCTTAATACTAGTGATGTTCTCGAATCTTGGACGTTCAATTGTAAGTTCTTCTGTCTTCTGTACTAGAGGAGCATCGGGATCATGGAACGTAATACTCGGAGTTCCGGGGATCTCAGATTGAACTTCCTCGGGTTTTTCATCCCGAGTATAATAAGATCTTGTTTCTTTGTAGCTTTCCCATCCCCACTTCCAGATGTTAGTTCCGTAGAGCGTGGCATTCATTACACCACGACGAACTTCCTCTTTGAAGTTGATTTGCTTTAGCTGGAATCCGATGATCTGGGAGATTGCTTCAGCAGTATCTTGGGTAGTGCCCGGTCTAGGCTGGAAGATGAATGGAGGGTCATCATAGAACAATCCATTCACAATCTGAGGAGTAAGACTATTGACAGCCTTAGCTACAGTATAGAAAGGAATGTTTGCTCTTTCAATCTGTGTACCTTCCCAGTATTTAGGGACGGTGGTTGATTGATAAACAATAGAAGCGGCATTCCATCCGGCGATCCATTGCTTTGCAGCCTTAGCAGTCTCGGCGTTCTGGGTATCATGTACTACCAGAGTCAGGGCAGGATCTTCCGCCCATTGCCCAGTTTTTAGAATTTGGGCAATTACGTCCGCAGATAATACTGTTGCATTGTCATTACCCGGATTCTGTATCTGCATTATACCTTACTAAAACCAGCATGTCATCGTGGCTGGCCGCTCCACAGCCCTTCGGACTCAATAACATGCAAGTGGCCTTTCGGCCTTAGATTGGTTGCTTGGATGGGATTTGAGCCCATGTCTCCGACTTATGAGGACGGCGAATTAAACCAGACTTTTCTACCCAGCTATGAAATTATGGAGGAGAGTGCAGGGATTGAACCCACGTATGTTGGGATCTCCAACACTCACTAGTTTTCAAAACTAGCGCCTTACCACTCGGCCAACTCTCCTTATTGGCGGAAGGTATAGGATTCGAACCTATGGACCCTTTCGGGCCTGTGCCTTAGCGGGGCACCGCTTTAATCCACTCAGCCAACCTTCCGGAACTGGAACTACTACTGTCGGATTGGGATGACGAGTTCATGATAAGTCCTTTAAAATCTATGGTGGAGCAGGATGGATTCGAACCACCGGGGCCACTATGACGGCAGGGTTACAGCCTGCTGGTATCAACCACTCACCCACTGCTCCTTAAAACTTGGAGCCTTGGGAGGGATTCGAACCCCCGACAGGCAGTTTACAAAACTGCTGCTCTACCAACTGAGCTACCAAGGCTTGGTGTACTCGGTTGGAATCGAACCAACGACACTCGGTTTTTCAGGCCGATGCTCTACCAACTGAGCTACGAGTACGTATTGTATACGTATAGCTTGTAGTTCGCGTTGTAAATCGTGAGTTCATATTATTCATTATAACACAGTTATTTGCTACTTGGTAAATATTGGAGCGGGGTGGGGGATTTGAACCCCTCACCCGAAGCTTGGAAGGCTACTGTTCTACCGTTAAACTAACCCCGCAGGATTAGACTTTTCCGCCCTTCCAGCAAGAATTCTGACCTGAGGTTAGATCCACGCTGTATGGATCGGCAACCTTGGTTCCGGCTTCTGCGCTGGACTGTGCAGCCTTGTCGTCGGTAGAACCTCCCCAGACAGAAGGACCATCAATGCCTTTACCCTGCCCGGAGTTATTGAAGATCTGATCTTCAGAGAGTTTTAGAATGACATTTGTCGCTCCACGAGACTGAGCATTGTCAGTACTTGAAGCCACATAATCACGAGGATTGGTAAGGTTCGAAGGGTATCCAACTACCTTGCCGTCCGTTGCACCGCTGTTGTTATCCATATCTGCCATTGTTTATTCCTTTGTAACTAAATTTTGCGCTTCCACTACAGCCTTTTGTCTAGCAACTTCTCGCTTGACAGGAAGACTGTCTTCTGGGAGGGTGAAGAACTTTTTCTGAATTTCGTCATAGTGAGGACAAATAATTGCACCATGAGCTTTGATTTTGAAACCTGCGGCTCTTACACTGCGGCAAAAGAAAATGTCTTCACTCACAATATGAAGGATATTCTCACCATTTACTTCTTTATACTCTTGCGTAGTTTCGAAGTAAGGTTCCTTCAGATGTTCAAACACTTTCATGTTGATCATCATACATCCTGCTCCAGCAGCGTCAACATCGAAAACCTGATTGATCTGCCAATCCCAGAATGCACCAGCTACATCATTTCTATAAATAACGGGGGCGGGGAATGGGGTCTTTGTGCAATAAATGCCAGTAGACACCATTGTATCATCGTCAGACTGATCTAGCGTATACCCAAGAGCCTGAATAGTCATCCTAGGAATTACAACGTCATCATCAAGGAAGAACAAGTACTTACAGTTCTGTTCCTTTGCTGTCTTCACAATAAGATTTCTTGCTGAGGTTACATCCTGCCCTTCCACACTAATTACTGTTTGTGTGGTATTAACAGGAAAATCCGCTGTCTTTAGAGCTAGTGCCCATTTGGGGTGAAGCATTCTACCACCAAAAGGGATTCCGATTCCGATTCCTACTTGTGCCATAATTAACTTTCTGAGACAATCCGTCTCTAGTCAACTGTACTACCCGATCAAAAAAGATCCTAAAATATTATCCAAACCGTCTGACTCCCGGTAAGGATTAGCGTCAAATACTTCTTCCTGTGGAATCTCATAGTTAATTGGTTGATAGTTTATACCTTGATTCTCGGTATACAACATCTCCCAAGTTGACTTACCAATTTCTTGTTCTCTTCTGCGCTTCATCTCTGCTTGAACTTTTTCCATCTGCTCCTTCGATTGAGG